CTCTATCTCATAACCTGTATGCTTGACGGTAATCTCATAAGTATCGTATGGTACATCATCAAAGGTTATCTCACCATCCTTGTCAGTGAATCCATTAAAGGCCTCTTCTTGACTAACCATTATTACAGTAGCATTCTTGATTGGCCTATTACTGTCTGCAATAGTGAATGTTACATCTCCAGTTTCAATTTCTTCTTCAGTCATCTATATGCCTCCAATGTATTTTCTAATCCATCACCAAGGAAATCAATAGGACCAACCTTTGCCTTTCCACGGATACCTCTTAGGACATACTCACCGTAATCAGCATTCCCTTCATCATAGTAACCAGTGATGATGCTGAAATTCTTGCTGATTCTTGAGTCTACACGAATGTTCCTCCTCAAGTTACCAGTGTCATAACCATGGCCTTCGTATAATTGGGCTTTGATGTTGTTCTCAAGGGATAATGCTACTTCATTGGTTTTCTCTTTCAATGCTTCTTCAACATAAAGGTTTAAGTAATCCATTATCTCCGCCATCTTCCCCTACCTCTTTTCTGATTATAGGTTAAGCCGTGGGAATGTTTGACCATCTGATGTTTCACAAGGTCAGCTTCCTCGGCTTCGCTGTTAAGGTAGGAACGGATATAATCATCGAGCAAACCTTGAGCCTTGTTGAACCAAACATCATATTGTACTGGCAATTCATCCCCATGATACAAGCTCAAGAGTATGTCGCTTGCAGCATAATAGATAGCTGCAGTTCGTAATGCAGAAGGGGCATCAACGATGTTTTGTTGTGTGCAGATTGGAACATAATTCTTTTTCAGATTACTTTCAATCCATGCAGTACTGTTGTTTATTACTGTAGTGAACATTTCATCAGTAATGTCATCACTAATATCACCGAATAGGCTGTTCACTTCTTCTTTTGTACAATATGACATCACTTATCACCTATAAAAAAAATAATTATTCACTTATCCGTTAGAAGGATGTTCAAGAGCATAGATTCTGCCTTTGATAGTGGTTGCCTTGTTGTCTGCACCGATAGCATCTTCAATATCTGCAACGGCTTTCACAAGACCACTAGTTGAACCGCCAACAGCAGATTCCAATGCATCTAATCTAGAGTCATCCCCACCGTTTTCTTTCTGCAATTCCAATATCATATGTAATAATCTTTTGTTGATATCGTCTTGTGTACCAGATAAGTAGTTTGGATAATTAACCATTCTAAATCACTTCCATTAAAAAAAAATATGATTAATGGTGGATTTAAGCAGAGTATCCACCATACATTATTCCATTAGGTTCTAATACGTTCACGTTAGCTTCTGCAAATACGTAAACATAGGAACGTTGAGGTTCATCAGGTTCAGTCATCTTAACGTTAATGAAACTTTGAGGTAATTGCATCAAGATTTCAGCATTTGCATCAGGCTCTTGTTCCAATTGTGCAATGATACTGTAGTTAGGGTCAGCATATTTCTCAATGGTTGCTGATGGGTTAGTTAAGTCCATTGCAAGGTAATGGTCAGCTGCGATAGCATTAGTACCTACATACTCAAAGTTACTGTCATCTAATAAGTTAGATTTTGCTAATGCAATCTTGATAGCGGTTGCATCTGCTCTTGGCAAGAAGATGGTGTTAGGAGTGAATCCAGTATCAACGTCTGATTTGACTTCCATAGCATCAATGATCTTCAATTCGTTTTCAATAACATCAATACCAGTACTGGCAGCACCGATTTGAGAGATGGTTGGAGCAGAAGCACCAGCACCAGCAACAAGAGAACCTAAGAATGCTTTGTCATAGAAGTTAGCAAGTTTAGCAACAGACTTGTTCAAGAACACTTGTAAGGTTGCGTCTAATCTTCCAACATCAGCTAATCTACTGTTCATTTTGAACATGTAACCTTTAGGTAAGGTTGCTCCTCTGTATGCAGATGGTTCGCCGAATTTAATTTCGTTGAAATCTAATCCATCTCCAGTACTTACTACATCTCCGATTACATCATCAGCATCAGTAGATACATAATTGGTGAATTCACCAGAAACGTTTTGTACAACTGGTAATTTGTTTAATAATTTAAGAGTACCGTATACTCTTTTTTGAGCGTAAAATTCTAAATTGTGAGTTCTGTTCTCGAATAATTTTGGGATAGTCTCCATAATTAATCCTCCTTATAATATACCTACAACAACTTGATTGTTGGTGTCTTGGTCAGATAATGCAACCATGTTAGAAGCAGTAGAACCACTGGATGCACTTAATTTAACAGTTCCGTCAGAATGGAACACTAAGTATTTCTTAGCAGTGATGCTTTCACTGGTTTTTCCAGTTAAGGTGATAACTTTTTTGAAGATGGTTTCAATACCTACTTCTCTTAAGTCACCAGCACTTACTGCTGCTGCTTGGTTTTCTGCGGTTCTTGGTTCACCATTGACCCATTTACCTTCGTTGTAAACGAAACCAATGAATAATCCATTGTTGTATGCTTTTACAGTCATGTCACTATCCAATTCTACAGCCGCACCTTTAGTTAATGGTGATGCAACTGAAGGACCAGAGATAGTTCCTGCTGCGGTTTGAGTTTTCACGATAGTAATGTCTCCTTCTTTAGCGTTGAATGGTACAACAGGAGTTCTTCCGTAATTTAATACTTTACTCATAAACTTTTTCCTCCTATAAAAAAACTTTTATTTAAAGTAATCTACCATCTTGTCCACATTGCTTAACACCTTATGACTCTTTGGCTTAAGGTTTGTGTCTATAACGGATGGTGCGTCTTCATATAAAGATATGAACATGTCTTGGTCTGCAAGGCATAATTGCAATGCTTTCTCTTTCTGTGCTGGTACAAGCTTACCTTCTGATATGTACTTGTCTACTAATGCGTTTGCCTTGTCATTTAGTAATTCATTCACATTGGCTTGCAATGCTTTTAATTCTTCTGCTTGTTGAAGTTTCTCATTGACCTCATCGTTCAAGTTACTGATGACATCATTCACTTCATTATCCTTCTCGGACAATTTCTTTTCAAGTTCTTGAATCTTCTTGTCCTTGTCGGCTAGTTCTTTCTCGAACCTTGCCTTGATTTCATTGAACTTGTCCAAGGTATCATCAACCTTCTTTTGTGGTTGTGGTTCTGGTTTTGGATCTACATCTGTCAACTTGTTAGACCTCCTTATAATTAAAAAACTATAAAATGTTGCCTCGTATCATCGGCGAACATTTATGATTATTATTTTTTGTAGAAGTTTGCGCTGCATCTGCAATTTGGGTGTAGTGGTGGTAGGTTGCTAGTGTCTTCGATACTGTATTCTACATCTCCACCAGTTTCGCTAGTGTTGCAGTATATTTTCTTGCAGATAGGGCATCTTGTGCTACGACAGTTTACGGTGTAATGTGTAGCACCACGCTCTTTGGCTATGATGTAATCTGATACTGTGCTTGTTCTTGCTATCTCTGTACGTGCTATTGTCCTTGCACGTTTGTTCTTGATGCTGCTTACTTCTTCACTTATCCTTTTTGCCATCTTTTGAGGATTGCTCCCTTCAGGGTTATTGTATTCCTCTGTGACTATGTCTCGGACACGTGCTTTGATGTCTTCACCGACATTAGCGATTAGGTTTCCCACATAGTTTTCAATGGTTAATCTTGTGAGTTCCCTTTGGCTTGGCCTACTGAATTTGTGATTGTTGGTCTCTGCCAGTATCAAGGCTATCATTGTGTCGGTGTAACCAGTAGAGGTTAAAGGGTTATTGGTGGTGTATTCCTTTGTTGCTTCAAGGAATGCTTCCAATGTATCATTATCCAACACTCCCTTCTCTAATCTGCGGATTATCTCATCGAACAACTCATCAGTATATTTGATACCCGTCTTGATTAGTTTGTCTTTAGATACCATCCAAATCACCAAGGATGTTGTCGGTTAAGTCTGCACCGTCTACTGGTTCTTGGTATTCAAAGTTCTCTAATGGCATCTCAACTTCTTCATTAGTATATTCCACACCAGCCTCGGCCTTAAAGAGTAATCCTATACTTTCTTGGACTGCAGTATTCTCACTATCCACCACTCCATTCTGCATTAATGGTGTTAGGATATTGAAGAGTTTCTGCATATCACCTGAAGAGAATTTGTCGAAGCTTATGACTGGTGCTTGGGCATTTGCTCCAAAGTTAAAAGCAACTACTGGATCGATTACTTGCTCTTGGATTGTATTGGCGATTTCCTCAAGGATACCATCATAAACCTTGGTGGTGAAGTCTAGTTGTGTCTGTGACTGTGCATATGTACCAGTCTGACTATTATCCCCAAGGAGTAAGTTACCGATGAACAATCTCCTAAAGATTTGATTATCCTTATATTGCAAGGTTGTGAAGAAAGTCTCGCCCTTATGACTGGACTCTAATACTCCAACCTCATCCTCCACTCCAAGGACCATACCAGTAGTGCCATCGCTAATGTCCTCAAATGCAGTTAGCATCTCATCACGAGACACAGGATTATTGGTTTTACCATACAATGTAGGTGACCCATTCTTCTCTGCAAAGGTCATCAGCCAATCCATAAGGTTCTCCTTATCCTCCACTATAGGCAAGAAATCATATAATAAACCTTGGCCTTCATGCTCATCATAAGGATTATTATAACTATACAGGAGTACCTTGTTTATTGGTATCTCAACATCACCGCCTTGGTACTGTTGATGGATTGCTACAAGTTCACCGTCCTCATCATAAACAAAAGGTTGGTCCTGCAGTGTCTTGATATGGATAGGCACTAAATCCTTGCAGATAAGCCTACCATCCAGCACATCATAGATAATCTCATGAACATTAAAACCCCACATCACAGCACTACACATTTGCTTAACAACTGTGTTGAGTTCAGTATCCATACCTTTCAACATTTCATTGATGAACTCGTAAATGGTACTGTCATCTTCGTTAGGGTCTGTGAGTATCCATTGCTTACTGGATAATAAGTATTTGAGTATCTCGAAACCTGTACTGACCTGAGTATCACGGAGTATGCTCCTACCAACATTATAACTGACATTGTTATGGTTACGATTGAACAAGCTAGTGTATGGTGTGTACTTGGTCACCCCACTCTTGACATTGCTTGTCCTTGACACTCTGTTGAATAAATCATTAATTATGCTCATAATCTTAAACTCCTTCTATGACGCTTCGCCCCTGTGCCTATCATATTACCACCACCTTTCTGTGATAGGTAATTGTAAGCGTAACTGCAAGCGTCTATTATATCATCATGTTTCATTAATGGGAATCCTCTCATTTCCTCTAGTAATTGTCCACGGCTATAGTCATCTAGACAGATTAATACTTTACCATCAAGGATAGCTTCTTTAAAACCATAAGCACGATCAACCTTTGAGTGTATTGGTTTGGATTGCTCCACTCTGTATCCTTGTAATCTGTCCTTGTAAATATCAAACAATGCTTTAGATGACCCTCCTACTGTACCTGTCTCTATCAATACGGGAATGCTTGGTGTGTCGAGTCTTGCAGTGGATTGTATGACGTTGAATAATCTTTCACCATACCTATCTGCCCTTAACTCTCGTATAATGTAATAATCATCGATGGTTCGGAGCATAAGCACACTTGCGGTTCTGTCATTCACATCACCCTTAGTATCATCACTATATGCACAATCGTAACTCCTTACCTTGCTTATGATTTTATAATTGGGCAATTCATCATCAGTTATGAACCTTACCTTGTCCAAGTTGAAGAAGTCACCTGTCTCATCCAATGGCTGTCCCTGATATTGTGCATTGAAAACACGTTCACCAACTTCATCCTTACGGTCAATGAAAAATTTGGGATCATAACGGTTGCTCCATATGCAGGTGCCATCATCTTCTAATGCTCGTATGGTTATGAACCTGTACTTGTCAGGCTGTTCCTGCATTAAACGACCTATGACGTCTTGGCTGTGCCAACGAGTCCCAAGCATAAACAATTTACTCCAAGGTTCCAACCTTGGTATTAGGATGTTCTGATACCAGGAGTAGAGCTTGTCGAGTAATGTTGGTGTGCAATCGCTATGACCTTTTATCAAATCATCGCAGATACATATGTCCACATCTCTTCCTGTGATTGGTCCTCCTACTCCTACGAGTTTGATGCTGCCAAGGAGTTCGCCTTGTTTGTTCTCGAATCTGAACCTTGATTTGGCATGTTCCTTTTCGGATAGGTAAATGTTCCTGGTTGATAAGAGTTCTTGGTTGTCTATGAATAGTTGTCGGAGTATCATTCCGAAATCATCTGCCAACCCTTGACTGTAGTTCACGATTAGTATGTTAAGGGTTGGGTTCATCAGTATTAGCCAGAACGGGAAGCTTAATGTGATTAGTGATGATTTGCCAGTCCTTGGCGGTTGAGATACTGTTAAACGGTCTGGTTGGTTATCATCAAGTATTGTCTCCATTAGTAAGTCGCTGATGTATTTTATGTGTTCAGCTGGCATACTGTCCTTGACTGTTAGTGTGGAGTAGACATCATAGGGTGTGATGTCTTCAATTGCTTCTAATGTCATCTAGTTCTTCTCGTTTCTGTTTAATCTTTTCGAGTAGGTTAACTGTTACTTCTGATTTGACTTCTGCATCTATCTTTGCCTCTGTATAGGTTCTTTCACCGTAAAGGTCTTGTCTTCTTTTGATGAGCCACCATTTGGCTTCACGTGCATCGTGTGGTATTGCATCTATGATTGGTTTCTCTGCCCTATGTGTTGCTTTGTCCTCGGCATTGTCCACATCACAGTAGAATTGCTTATATTTACCACTCTTGGCGTTTTTGCCTTTATCGTACCAATTGTAATAGGTTTGTCTGCTTATGCCTACTATTGCACAAGCTGCTCCTATACTATGACCTTTACTGATTGCTTCACAGAACCTTGCACTTAGTTCTGGTGTTAATTTGGCATTGTATTTTTTAGCCATAGTATCCTCTTCTATTAATATTAGTTAGTATGTGTCAAAACTTGTCTATATCATCCTGAAGTAAACATTGATTAGTATGGTGATGATGGTTAGTCCGACTCCGACCAGTGCTACGATTTGTGTTAATCGGTTATGGTTCTCCAACGAGGTATGTTTCTGTAATGCAAGTTCTGTCTCTATCGCCTTGAGTCTTAATTCAAGTTGGTTGTCATCCTTATTAGACTGGAGCTTTAACTCGTTGAACCCTTCCAATACCTTATCTAGTTTCTTATCCATCTTATCTATTTGTATCTTCAATTCATCTATCCTTTGTGTTTCATAGTCCTGATGGACCTTTAATTGTGTTATGGTGGGTTCTTGTATGCAAGCATGCTCAGTCATCGTAAATCAATGTCCTTGGATTACTTCTCCAGTGCTGATGTCAATGGTTTCATCACGGTGTGGATCATACTTCAACACAGGATGACCGTCTTCATCTACTGTTACTGTTTTCCAGTTCCTTGTTTCATCCATATTAATCAAATAAAAATTTTAAAAAATAGTTTCTCTTATTATAATTGTTATCGAGTCATCCATAAAATCGTTGTATGTAGTGTTGTATTATTCCTATCTGGAATCTTGTGAATGTGTTTGTTGTTAGGTCGTATCTTCGTAGTAGTGATTGGTAGTCTGATAATTGTCGGTTTTGGTTGTTTTCAAGTTTGGTGTAGATTATTATCATTATTATTTGTTGTTTGATTGTTAGGTTTGCATTGTCCATGCTCAAGTGTTTTACTAGGTATCTCATCCTCTTTTTTTCTTGTGGTGTTATTATGAAGTTTCCGTGGAGTTCATTTATGATTCCTTCCAGTAGGTTGTACTTGTCATAGGTTCTTTGTTCTCGCATATTTTTAACTGCGTGTTCTGTACTCCATAGTTCGCCTTTAACTAATTTTTCGGTTCGTCTGTCTCTGTAGTAATATTTGTTTAGGAGAAATTCGTAGTCTCTATCCATACATTACATCTCCTTTACTGTTTTTTGGTGTTTCTAGCATTTGTTGGTATATTATTTCGATTGTGTTTATAGTGTCTTTGTTAAGTATCTTTGCAAATTCCTCTCCCTTCGGTGATGGTACTATGATTGTGATGTGGTCTTCGTCTTCATATGTGATTTGTGCCATCGTGTAGGTGAATAGGTCTGTGTGGATTATTAGGCTTATTTCGTTCCAGTGAAGACCTAATCCTTGTTCCTTACTTATCCTTTCCAGTAGTAATGTGTAGTTTAATCTCATCTTCACACTCTTTCAATTCATAATGGACTTTCAACAATTCTGTCTGTAGATCTATGTTTTGCATATCATAAGCCCATAGTAATCGTAGTAATGTTTGTTTCTTTTTTAGTAATATGTATAGGTGGCAGTAGTTTAAGAGTTTCATAATTGATCACATGAATTTTATATCTGTTTCTAGGTCGCAGAAGTGCTGGTTGAATTTTACTCTTTTGTTCTTGTTTATGCTTATGGTTTGATAGGCTGGAGGCTCAATATCCAAATACATTGAGTCTGCATAGCCATCGTAGTTTAGGAAGCTTCCTGTGTAGCCATAGTATTTACGGTATAGTCCGTTCTTGTCTCTGTAAAGCTTGTTCCAGTTTAAGCATCGGTGGTTATGTCCTTCTAGGTAAATATCAGCTTGAATACTGTTA